CCGGGTGGCTGGTCGGAAAGGGTCTGTCCGCCTTGGTTGGGGTCGTGAGCGTCTGCCGTAATAATGAACGTCCCGATGTCCGTATCCAATGCCTCCCCTACGAGCTGAAGGAAGTCACGGTTGTCGACTGTCTTGTTGGGGTATTGGATGCCGATGCTCCACCCGGTATAGACAATAGGCGGTTCCGGGCCTTCATTGTTTCCAATGGTATAGTATGGCGGCGGGCCATATGTGTCTCGACGGAACAAGGAACCGCTATCCCATTTGAAGAACTTGGGAGGACTTCCGACGCTCAACGGCCATTGCCTTGAAAACTTGGTATACGACGCATTCCAAAGGAACGCATTAAGCACGAGCGGCGAACGCATTGAAGCCCAAGTAAAACCAGATGGGTCAAACCCACCTACGATTGGCCCGCCGATGCGGGTAGCCATCAGACTCCCGCCCAGTAATAACGGGCGGTGTCAGTTCCGACCTTCAGACGTTCGGCCCAGACAGAGCCGGAGATGGTCTGGTCGATGGTGAAGTTCTCGGGGTCGCCGATGTTCCGCGCCACTCCAATGAGGATGTAGCAGAAGATGTCGTCGTCGGCTGGGATGTCGGGGTATTGGTCCTCGTAATACTGAACGATTGTCGGATACAGCTCGGAGCTGTCATCGGTGACCGGGAAGATGGGATTGTTGGTATTATGACCTTCAGTTCCAACTCTCAGGAAAACTTTGCATTCTGATACTCCCGGGCCGCCGTAGCCGAAGTCGATGCTTGTCGGGAGCTTTACCTTGCTTGGGCCGGGACGGTTCCAAGGGATAAGGTTGTTGACTGTACCAGCACAGATATTGGCGCGGTAAAGAATGACCGGGCCTTCTGGTGATGCCACTATTAGTTCCCTTGGCTTCATCTGGAAAGGATGCAAGCAACCATCGCCGTCGTCCTGCGCGGCACAGCTTCCGGGAAGCTTGTAGTCGTAGTTTGCGGAAGTCCAATCCGCCGGGCCGACGAACTCTTCATACCAATCATCGTTCGCATTGACCAGGCTATCCATCCCGCTCAAGGTGCTAGAGTTAGCCATGTTCGCCCACTTCGGCGTTGAGTCCTTGTTGATATTGTAAGGGTCGTTCGTCTCCGTCAGGTCGTCTTGATTGCAAAGGGTCGTTCCGTTGAACAGGCAGGGAATCTGGAGGTCAATAGGGCCGACGATATGCTGGTCAATAGAAACGACGAAGCCGCCTCCGGCGACATTCGTGACAGTCACGATACCGATTAGCTTCACCGAGTAGCCCCATTTCACCGGGTTGAACCAAGTCGTGTGACAGTTCCCCCAGTCTCCAGACAGTCCTGTGGACATCGCGTCGTAGCCAATCATCTTTGTGACGTTGGTCTTGTTGACGTAAAGAGAAGGCCCGGTCTCAGAGAAGATGATGTCTTCGATGTCATCTCCGGATGGGAAAATTGAGACCCATGGAGCTTCGGCGTTTAGTAACTCTGATTCGGTGTCGTTGTTCGATTGGTTGATGTCGAACTTGCTGATGGTGACATAGTATGTCCCGGCGTTGCTGAAAGTGTAATAGCCGTTTCCATCCATCCACAATGGGTCGCCCTCGCCTGGCGTTACGGAAACTCCAGAGCCATAGACGGCTACCTTTCCAATCCAACCCTGCCTCTGGTCGTTATGACCACCGAGGCGAACGCGAGGCATGTTGCTTTGAGTGAAGCTGACAGTCCCTTTCGCAATCTGAAGGCGCTCGCTTCCGTCAACCGAGACTGAGCGCATTTGGTACTGCTGTACGATTGTCGCGGAGGGCGCGGTTTTTTCAAGGCGAGTTCTGTCGTCTGTGATTACCGAGCCTCCCGCCGTGAAGCTAACGGACGGGCCTTCGCCGAGGTAGGGCATGGGCAAGCTTGCCTGAATCCCGGCCGCCAGGTCATTGAGTTGCTTGGCTTGAATGGGCGACCCGGCTTCAAAACGAGAATTGAAACGCGAGCCAGAGCCGTTGAAGCCTAGGTCTTCCATGATTAGAAAATGGAATCCGGCATCGGGCCGTAGATGTCAGAGTCCCATCCAGTTCCGCCACCAATCATGATGTCGTAGACGACCTTGATTCCTGCGTAGTCATCCGGAGTGCCAATGCATTCAGCGTTAGCCGCGGTCAATAGGCAAAGCTCTGGCGCAAGCGCTCCAAGGATATCATTCGGAGTGATGAGCTTGTGCATATCATTTGGATTTGCCAAAGTTCGTCCAACTCCGTTCGTCATGATTCCTGCCCGGTATCCTTCTTCCTTGTTGAAGAAGATGACTCCGCGCACAGAATACATCGGGCGAAGGAACTGGCGAATCCCGGCTTTCGGGTTTCGAGAGCCGTTCGCCGGGAGGCCGAATCCGTCAAAGCGCCAGGGCGCATACGCATCACCGGAAGGGATGAAGATTGGCTTATTCGGATTGCTTGAAGGCGCGGCCGGAGGCCCGCCGAGAATCTGCGTCGGAGATGCGTTGCCAATCGTGTCGTCCGTGACGATGGTGAAGTTCGGGTGCGTCTCGATGGGTTGCGCCGTCGTCGTGGAAACGCCGGAAATCTGCGCGTCGGTGTATCCGATTCCCCGGGCGACGCCCATGTAGTCAATCGTCATCGTTGCGATTCCGCCAGGCTGAAGGGAGATTGCGTACTTGTGCGACTTCATCGGGAAGCCGACATCGTACGGATATTCAATCCCCATGGACACCATATCAATCATGTCCGTCAGGTTATTGTTGGCGGAGTCGATTGTGTAGGTCAACTGAGCTTGAGCCAGACCGAAAGCGTCAATGACGATTGAGCCGGAAGGCGTAAGCTCCCCCGGCGCGACCAGGTCTTTTCCGTAATCAAGGCGCGTGATAGATGGGTCTGGCATATTATTTAGCGACGTTCACAGGTTTGGTTTGAGAGGGCTTCCCGGACTCTTGGACAAGCTTCGCCGTATTGTCAGCCGTCTTGTTCGCCGCGTCAAGCATCGAACTTTGGTAAGTTCCAGACAGGACAGAGTTGATGTCTCCTCCGCCGATTTCCTGCAAGGAGGATGCCGCCATGACCTTCGCGGCCTGTAGTAACGGCGGGCCTTCCTTCTGCTCCTTTGGCTTTTCGTTCTCTTTATCCTGAAGGAACTTGAGTGTCTTGACTACTTCTTGTGCGGCCTTCAACTTTTCGTCGCTTAAGAACCAATCCCCCTCTTCATACTCCGCCATAATCTTGATAGCTTCACTGATTGCATCTTGGTCGCCTTTCAATTCGCTGTAAATCTGTCCTCCGATAGAGCGCCCTTCCTGCTCCGGCGTGCCGCCCCCTTCTCCGACTCGCCCGACAAAGTTTTCAATTACTACGGCTTCTGCAAGCTCCTTTGAGCCTTCCTTTCCAAGGTATGAAGCTACTCCGCCAAACACATCCGCCAAGGCTCGCTTGAATCGTTCAATTCGTTTTTCTGTTTTTGCCAAGTTCTCAACAGTCTGGTCGCCCATCACCTTGACGGACTTCGTGAACTCGTCGATGTTGATTTTTCCGTTCTTGTAGATGGCGGAGAGTTGTTCCCCCTGAAGTCCGAACAACTGAACGGCTCGCTGGGCAACCAGGGCTTCGTTCCCGGTTCGGTCGTACTCATCAGACAGACGGCGCAGGACTTCAATCGCAGAAACATTTCCACTCTTGACCTCATCCTCTGAGAATTTCAAAGCCCGAAGGACGGAACGATGTTGCTCGCTACCTTTCGATGCCGCATCCATCGCCTTGGAAAAGTAGTTCATCGTGCGACCTACGGCTTCCATTGAAACCCCGACCTCCGCTCCGTATCGGGCTACGAGCTGAAACTCTTCAGAGTTTTTACCGGAACCGAATCGTTTGAAAGCGTCATCAATGCCGCGAGAATACTTCAGCGTATTCGCCATGCTGTCTGTCAACTTTCCAAACAAAGAAGAAAGCGCCAGGGCTGAAGTGAGGCTGGCTGTCGTGGACTTGTTGAAGTCACTCCACCAAGAACTCAAAGCTCCCCCGGCCTTCGTTACGGCATCTCCAGCGCCTTTGGCGACATCGGAGAAGTCGCCGCCGAATTTAACTTTTACGTCATCGCCCATGTTAGTTGGATTGTTTGGATTGTTCTTGTTGTGCTTTGTAATTCTGGATGGCTTCCCATTCGTAGTCTGACATCACGGAAACATCAGCACCTAATGCCGTACTGTGGGCGATGTGCAACCAAATAGCTTCCGCTTCAGGCATAGTCCATGCCTCTTCTAATGTGCATCCGTTTCGCGTGATGGATGCGACGACGGCAAGTTGCCAAGGGATTCCACATTTGCTTGCCTTGCTTTCCCCGGCGTCACCCTTCTCCCAGAATCGCGGCCAGAAAGCTTGCGCGTTCAAATACGATACGAGCTTTTGAACTTCGCCGATAAGGAGTTCCTCGCTGAATGTCATGCGGGCAACCCAGAACTTGTCGCGAAGGGTCGCTGGGCGAACGATGTCGCTCAATTTGTTGCTGGATAGAATCCTGACTGCGGCCACCAGGTGCTTCGGTGTCATTGGCTTTTTAGGCTCAAGAACCGGGCTATCAATAGCCTCCAGAGCTACCCTGTGGCGAAGGCAGAAGGGTAAAAGACGAATCCCGCAAACCTCGATTGAGGGTTGCAGGATTGTCGCCGCCTTAATCCACCTCTTGTCCATTGGTGGCTTATCCCTGAAAAGGGATTAGGCGATTTCCTGGTACTTGCGGCCGTTGATGCCGACGCGTCGGAAGGACTCGTTGGTGCCGTCGTTGGTGATGTCGTCGATGATGTAAACGACAGAGCCATAGGTGATGACATTCCCGGGGACAGGGATGGAAGCGCCTTGCTTGAGTACGCCCACGAAATTGATACCTTTCAGGAGGTCATCCTTTCGGACAGTAATGATTCGACCCTGGGCATCCTTCACTTCCACATGGAGGTTGCAGTTTTCCTTCAGGTTGTCCGACTGGATGGTGATGAAAGACTGAGTGACATCGACCGGGCCGAATTCGTGTTCGACACCATAGGTTTGAGGGAGGGCCATAAAGGAGGGTCAGGTTTGAGTCTACGCGGGAGTCAAGCCGGGGGGAAGACGCATGCGGCCGTGTATGTTAAGACATTTCCGTATCGTCTGTCTGAGACCCCTTCCTCGTCGGAGCGCAACCAAGCATGGTACAGCTTGCCTTGAGTCCACGCGGCCTTCAGTCCTTCCAAGTCCTGCATGATGGCCTGGACGTTCTCGACCCGGCCTCGGTGGAGGTTGAGCGCCTCTGATTCCGTCGGAGCGTCGTCGGCGGACGAGTAGATGTAAATCTTGATGGAAAGCTCAAAGTTTCCAAAGGGTTTTGCGCCGAAGTTGGGATGGGAGTCCGCGCCCTCCGCGTACAGGATGACGGAGGGGATGGAACGAATCTCCCCTGTCTGACCTACATTGACTTGGACGCCGGGGAGCATGCCCGCGTTCGTGGCGAACCAGGCCGCGAGGGACTGTTCAGCGATGGTTCGGATTCCGTAGGTTGTCATGTCAGAAGTGCTTTTGAGTGTTCGTAGTGAGGCCTTGTGCCGTTGCAAGCCAAAGAGGAATCTTCTTTTTATTGAGTTCCGCGGCCATTTTGATTCGCATGGCATACTGCCGATAACTGATAGCGGCCCTCAATAGACCCTTGGGCATGGCCCGGAAGCCGACTAGGTTTCCGATAATCGCTTCTGGCTTCATCGACTGATTAATCATGTCCTGTCCAATGGCATACTGCTGTCCGATAGTGTGTTTAATCCATGCCGGAGCTTTGATTTCCTTGGCGCGGATTTTTTGGGCCGCGTACCAATACCCGGCCTTTAGGGAGCCGACATCCTTGATTTTTTGCTTCGCGTACCCCTTGATGTCGTTTTCCTTTTTCACGAAAGCGAAAGGGGTCTTAGACTTTCGGGCGAAATCCATCAGTCCGCCGCGGCCTGAGTATTTTCGAAGCTTGGAATGGATTTTAGCCATCGAGCCTTGGTCGCTACCGATGTAGGCAATCTGCTTCTTGGAGGGGTACTTCTTCTGGATGGAATCCCATTGTCCCTTGAGCGAGCCGGACGAGCCGGAGCTGGAATTCTCTCTCGACCACATTTTAAAGACCTCGAAACTTCTCATGTCTGACAGCTCTTGGAGGGTCGCCAATTTGATTGGACGGAAAACGACGTTGAGCGCCTTGGATACATTCTCCTCCCCCTTCTTCTTTGAGCCGGAATCAAGACCTTTGCCTGGGCTTGTGAATGGGCGCGTATACTTGACCAAGTCCATACAGAAATGCCCGGCCTGTTCTCGGACTACCTCACCCAGTTCCTTCCCCATCACCTTGGCATAGTCGTGGAGGTGACCGACCAGGGTGCTGGCATCCAGTTGGACGTTTTTTGATACGGAGACCTTCATCAGCTCGCCGGGCCGACCTTGGTCTGAACTTTGACGATTACCCAGGCGGAAGGAGGTCGGTCATTGATGGCGACGATTCGGTACTGCTTTCCATTGAAGGAAACTAGGTTTCCGTAGATGACTACACCAGGGTGCGCCAGAACATCGGACTTGAGGAACTTTACATCAAAGGCCGCGGAGTCGAGGAAGCCGCCAGTCTCCAAGTCCTGCTGAACCATCGGGTCGGTCATCAGGACATTGAAAGACACCGGGAGGCCCGAAGCTTTCTGGACGGTTACGGCCTTGGGAATCTCGTTAAGGATTTGCCCGGCATCTGCGGCCCATTCGTCTTGGATACTGCCCATGTCCCTACGCGGGAGTCAAAAGAGTCGCCACGGCCTCGCCAGAGGGGTCTATTGGCCCTCCCAAACAAAAGACCCCGGTTGCCCGGGGTCTTGTTCCGCCTGACTTCTGGCTTAGAGGTCGGTGATGACGACGCGGAGGGCGGCGTCCGGGTTACCCACGGACTGACCGATAATCCACGAAGCGCTGATGTTCGACAGACCCTTGGTCCAGTCGTACCAGCTACGGAGGGAGAAGGCGAAGCCGGAGTCGGGGTCTTGAACAGTAATCTGTTCGCCGCCACCAGTCGTCGGAGCGGCCGGAACGCGCGTCACGATGACGTGACCTTCGCGGCAGGAGGCGATACCCGCCAGGTTCTGGCCCGCAGGAGCGGCATCGAAGCCGTTGTACTCGTAGATGTCGATACCATGCAGTCGGCCGACCTTGCCATCACGGATGACGGAGGTGTCGCCGATGGACAGGTATTGAGCGACGGAGGCATCCTGAAGGAGCTGGCCGAAAGCATCCGGAGCGAGCAGGAGCGAGCGGTCATTCAGGGGGAGGTTAGCCTTGGTCATCTTCGTGGCCGCGCCAGCGATGGCGACGCGGTTGAAGTTGGCCTTCGTGCCAGTGTAGGCGATGCCAGCGTAGTTCGCGGCGGTCGTCTGGGCGAGGACACCATCGAACAGGGACTTGACGGTAGCGTTAGCCATCGGGGCGATGAACACGCGGCGAAGCATGTCGAGGCTGATGGTCGCGACTTCCGTGTCGTCGAACGCGGTCGCGACATAGTTGTGGTCGGCCAGGGTGATGGCGACATCGGTGGCATCAGCGTCGGCCGGGACGAAGCCGTTGGCGCGGACGTAGGTGCTGGCCGTGAACTTATTGGCGAAGCGAGTGTGGACGACCTGGCCCTTTTCAGCGACATAGGCGCTGAAGTCGGTGGTCACGATTTTGTTGAGGGGCGCAAGCACCGGGACGAGGGTGCGGAGGGTTTCCGCGGCCACGAACTGAGGAGCCAAGCCCTGATTGAGGACGTTGTTCGACATGATTATTTAGGGAGTGAGGGGTGGGTGAAAATTACTTGATGCCCAAGTGGGCAACGATGGAGGCGCGGTTCTTGTTGTAGAACGCGACCTTCTCGGCCGGGTTGCTGATAGCGAGGTACTCGTTCCAGACTTCTTCCGGCGACTTATTGGACGAGGAGTCGGCGGCGGAGATTTCCACCGGGGTCACGCCGACAGACGCGGCGATGGCCGCAGACTTCTTGCCGACGGACTCAATCTGGGATACGGCTTGCTTTTTCAGCTCCTCGGTGGCGGTGAGCGCCTTGGTCAGTTCCTCGACCTTGGCGATAGCCGCGTCACGCTCGGCGGCAACCGCGGCGACCGACTTGACCGCGGCCTTGGCCGAAGCTTCAGCGGAGTCCTTGATGGCCTGGTTCGCGGCCTTGAGGTCGGAAACTTCCTTCGCCATCTTTTCGGCCTCGCCGGACTTGGAGGTGAAGGCGGACTTGAGCGCCTTGAGGGATTCTTCGAGGGTCATCGGTCTTTGAGTTGAGCCTACGCAGGAGTCAAGCGACCCCCTTGGAGCGGTTCTTTTTGACGGACTCCTTGTTGTGCTTGGAGTCTGTCTCTACGGCCTTCTCCCCGGAGTCGTTTTCGTCGTCGGCATCTTCCTTGGATTTGCCGTCTTCAGGCTCATCCTCGCCGTCGGGCTGGGGTTCAGTACCCTTGTCATCGTCCTCGGATTTCTTCTCTTCGTCCTCGTCCTCAGACTTCTTTTCTTCGTCTTCGTCCTCGTCCTTGGGCTTGTCTTCGTCGTCAGACTTGGAGTCAGGCTTATCCTCCTCGTCTTCAGACTTCTTATCCTCGTCATCTCCTTCGGACTTCTTTTCGTCTTCTTCGTCCTCGTCCTTGGGCTTGTCTTCGTCGTCAGACTTGGACTTCTTTTCTTCGTCCTCGTCCTCTTCGTCTTCATCGCCATTGGCTTTCTTGTCCTCGTCCTTGTCGTCTTCGGACATTTTGATTTTCAACCCGGCTAGGGCGCGGGAAGCCGCGGTCATCACCTTAGCGAAAGCCTTCTCGTCTTCGGATTCCTCTTCGGAGGACGCACCCATCTCGTCGGCGTGTCGCTTGTCGTTTTCCTCGTCGGACTCGACCTGGGCGAATACGGCGGCATCCAGCTCTTGGAGCATTTCGTCGAAGCCGTTCGTAAGCGAGGTGACAAGCCCGGCCTCTGCGCCGCGCTTACCGGAGAACATCTGGCCCTCCATGGAGCTGTCTTCAACGAAGGAGCGGACGGATTTCACCGCTTCCTTGAAGTCAGCGTGGATGTCTTCGACTTCCATCTGGAGCATCTTTCGCTGGCCCTCATCCAAGGACGTGCCGGGGATTCCAGCGCCCTTGTACGCGCCGGACTTGATGACATCCATTCGGACACCCTCCATCTTGAAAGCTTCAGAGCAATCAGGGAAGGCGATATACACGCCGATAGAGCCAACGGAGGCCGAAGGCGTAGCATAGAACTTGGAGGCCTGGGAGCCGAGCCAGTAGGCCGCGGAACAGCACTCGTTCCCGGTGAAAGAGATGACTTCCTTGGTGCAGTTCTTGATTCGATTGGCGAGTTCCGGGACTCCGACGGAAGTGCCGCCGGGGGAGTCGATGTCCAAGATGATGGTCTTGATGGAGGTGTCGCGCTCGCACTCTTCAAGCATCTCCTCGACATCGTGGATGTCGCAACATCCGCACATGGATTCAAGCTCCGAGAGGTTCTTGCCGATGACTCCCTTGACAGGGATGATGGCGAAGGGAGGGAACTTTTCAAGCGTCGGCTTCTCGCCGAAGATGGCGGAAAGCATTTCACCCATGTCGGACATCTTGGCGGACATGGGGATTTCCATGTCGCCGACCCGGTTCAGGTAGGCTTCAGCCTGGGCGGGCTGGATGAGGAGCGGTCGCTGGCCCTTGAAGTCTTTGGATAGATTACGCATCGGGATTGTTTTTAGAGTCGTCTGGGAAAGGGGTGAAGGTTTCTTGTTTAGGTTCGGGCGTATCGCCCAGGGTGATGTCAATGTCAGCCGGGTTATTGGAAGGCTGATAAAGCATGGAGACAGGGACTCCGAACTCATCAGCGGTATCCTTGAGGAGCTTGGCATCGGAGGCGCGACGGCGGATTTCTTCCTTCGGGTCCATGCCCAGCTCCGAGAAGTGGTCGGACAGAGTCTTGAGTCCCATCGCGATATCTTTCTGATTGGCGGCGGATTCGCGGCCAGCATCGACAGTAACGCGGCGCGGAGTCACCCAATTGACCTTATGCCATTCGTCGTTGGGAGGTAGGTCGCCGCGGGAAATCGCGTTGCTGATTACATATCCCCAGACCGGGGACAGGAATCGAGTCATGAACATGTGCTGACGAGCGCCGAAATGGCGTTCCGCTTTGCTGACGACCAGGCGGATAGCCGCGCCTCCGATACCATTAGGGTCGGCGGTGAACTGGTAGGGGAGGACTCCGGCCGTGGAATCCTTCTGGAGATGCTCAATGAATCCTGTGAAACTCGCGTTCGGGCGCTGGCTCTGGAAGCTCTCGAGCTTCTCGCCAGGCGCAAGTGAAAGAATCTTTCCACCGATGAACGAGCCTACTTGTTCCGGGTTGTCGTAAACGCCTTGAGGGTAATCCTGCGGACGCATGCCGAAGGCTTCAAAGTCAGCCGTCGTGCCATCGAACTGGGGATTCTCGCGCGTGATGGTTCGGGTGATGTCCCCGGCAGTCTTTACGGCAAGCTTCTCCATCGACAGAATCTCAAGGATGTCGATTAAGTTGTTGATGCTGTGTTGCATCGGCGAGTAGGCTCGCGCTCCGGATACATTCTCCGGGTGATGCAAGTGGAGCATGGAGTTCGCCGGAACGAGCCGGGTCGAGCCATCGCTACGGATTACATTGTAGCCGATGACAGCGCCATACTTGTTGAAC